AAATGGATCTGCCATATTAACCTCACATTCCTTTTAAGGAGTAGTATTAATCGATCTCCATGCTCCTACTCCGGTTTTAATTTGCCACACTTCCAATTCATTGTTATCAGTATTATATATTAATTGACCAAGTTGTGGAGTAATTATCTCATCTCTTTGTTCTGTTGTTACATTTGGTATAAAAAATCCCAAGCTACTCATATAACCAACTAAGTTATCTAATAGAACTGATAACCAACCTACCCAAATATCACTCATTAAATCATTTTTGTTTTTCAACAAAGGATCAAATAATGGTGGTAAATCTAAATCAACAGCCATATTTACTCCGGCATTACTTCATAAGACCACGCCGCACCCATTACAACAAATGGAACCTGGTTGTAAAATTCAATTTTTGGAACAAATCCTTGTCCCCTTGGCACTGTCCCTAATTTTCGCCAAACCGTTCTGGAAGTTCTTTCTCCGGGTTTCCCCATAGTTCCAGGTAATCTATTACCAAATGATTGACCACCATCTTTAGAATAAGATAAATAAACTATAGGATTAATATTTCTATTAACTCTAATGTGGATCAAATTAGTAGGTGTACCATTTGTAGTTAGATTAATATAATTATTTGCTAATGCATTAGATCGAGTTGTTGCTAGCCTAATAGTATTAGCAGATACAATAATTGCATAATATGTAGTAAATGAAGCTAATGGTTGTGGTAAAACACCAGCAGAAGTAGAAACAGTCACTGGATATCCAGTAAGAAATCCTGGTAATTCACCTTCTATATTTATTGTTAATAAATCTGTAGATGAATTAGCTGTAAATGATCTAAAAAATTCTTCAGTTCCATCCTGACCTTGCAATAAATCTAATTGAAATCTATCTATGCGTAATCGATTGTAACCAGGAGGAGTAAAAGGTTTTCCAATAATAGTACGCTTAATAGATTCTCCAGCATTTCTAACTTCATTTGGATCAACTATGTACATTATGTGAGTTAAATAATCACCATAATAGTTTTTACCATTAAAATAAGCATGAGTTTGTGCCCTATGCCTAGAACCATTTAATACCTCTTCTTCATGCCAGCTTTTACCTTGTTCAGATGACGGATCGCTCATATTAACGTTATAAACATATGTGTGATCAGCTTCTGTGAAATTTAATCTGTAAAAAATTAATCCATTTTCTTTTATTAATATTCCTGATGCATCAGATATTTGATTAGCAGCAGCATATTGAGCTAATTGATAATCTAAAGCTCTATTACTGATAGGAACAGCTTGAGTGCCAGGAATCATCATTACTGAACCTTGACCGTTCTTATCATTAGATAAGAACATCATCATATCAAAACTAGCTTGTACGCTAGCAATTGCTATGGTTCCATATTCTATTAAAAGAGAATTATTTCTACGAAATGGTAAATTAGTTCCAATACCAGCGTTTTCCCAAACCTCAGTAAAGTTCTCTGCAAATAAAAATAATCTTCTATGCAAAGTACGGCATGCTTGAATTGTACCAGGATGAGAAGTTATTAATCCTAATTGTACTTGTCCATTATTTTTTAAAGTATGAGTTCCAGTGCCAGAATCTGTAAGAGTAATTGGAGTTCCACCTTTGGTAGCAGATACTTCTATTGTGGTAGAAGATGGTATACTAACAATATAATAAATATCACCCGCTACTAATGGGGCAGGCAATGCTCCCCCTGTATTAGAAAATATAATTGGTAATCCAATTGTAAGATCGGTTGTAGAACCCACAGTAAGCAAAGTAGTAGGAGGTGATACTACCGTAAATGTCATAGTTATTGGACCCCATATGAGCCCATTATTAAATTCTGACAATTGAAAAGAATTAGTTTGACCATTAGCTACCACAAAAAAACCATCTAAATATGTGACATCGATTGGTCTTAAAGGAAAAGATGGATCGGTAATTTGTTGCATTAAATTTGTTTCTGTATCATAAATCCAACCATTAACTCCATCAACAAATATTACTTGAAAAGTATTTGCTTCAATTCCGACATAACCAGCGCTAGTAGCAATAGTTTGCAATCTACTTGCAATAAGAGATGAATTTATTATGTATATTCCATCTCCAATAACTGCATACATGTTATTATTGAATACAAATTGCGCTCTAAATGCTCCCATACCAACACTAGGGAATGAAGTTTGAGAATCTATTAAACCAGAAGTTTGTATTAAAGTTTTAGGTTTCTTATCACGCGGATCAATATATTCAAAGCAATTAATAATGCGCTCAGCATCAATACTTGGGTATCTCTGCGCATTGAAAGAACCAACAATGTCATAGTCAGTAATAGCCACATTAATAAGCCAAAATAGTTTGCCACCAGAAATAAGGTGATGGCACAGTTAAAATTGCTGATGGACGTATAGTCATATCAGTTTCATTAGCATTCTTTAAAGTACTAATATAATCTTGATATTTTTCTTCTGCCGTATCTGTCCAATTAGCTGAAGGATAATAAGACCTAAATTCTCTTCCTACTGCATATTTTAAAAATCCATAAAAGAAAGGAGGAAGTGCTGTTAAATCTTGATTCGCTTCAACAGAATTCAACATTTCTTTAACTTGTATAGTAGCTAAATAATCTCTGTCAGGTGCAGGATAAACCGTAATTAAACTCTGTGTAGGCTGTTTATCTAAAAATATAATACCTGGCCTAGCTTGAAGATTTTGAAGCCTCACAACATTGTAATAATTAGCTTTACTGACTATTTGTAAAGGGTAAGTAATTGGCTGATTAGGATCAGTTTCTACCGTATAAGTAGCGAAAGATAAATCAACAATTCTATCTGCGGTTATATCAGAAGGGGCGATATCAGAAATAGAATATGTTTTTTGACCAACTACAAAGTTAAAACTGATAGTGCTTAAATAAGGAATATAGATAGTATCAGCAGAAAAGCTATCTAATATTTCGTTAATGATCTCCAGGCCAGTAGATAACATTAATGCATCTGGAACTTCACCAGTTCCTAATTCTCCTATTAAATAAAGAGAATTAGTAATTAAATCATTAGTTGTCTTAGCGACCTGGGCCATTATTATTCCTTACTTAACAGGAAATGCCTTTTCATCAATTCCTTTTGTCAAATCTCTAGCAAATTCTTGAGCATGTTCGCCATCATTAATCATGCAGGCATCCATGTTCATATATTTGTTATCGAGATTAACAGCTTTCTTCATACCCATTGACTCTAATGCAGCTTGAGAACGCTTTACGAATGCATTGTTAGCATTATGTTGCGATTCCTGCATCTTTTGTCGTCGATTTAGGTTTGCGGCCTCTTTTCCCGGTATCCCGTCGTATCTGCTCTTCATAATCTTTCCTCACATTTTTAGCTTCATTTGGATGTTTGAACCATTCTCCAGATGCGAGAAGCGATTCGTACTCTTCATCATTCACAACTCGCATCGGATAAACCGGATGATAAATACAATTAATCATCAATAAGTTCCCTTATGACAACAATTTAACAGCATATTGTGGATGCCATTTAAAACCACATAACAAGTCAATACGCATATAGTTTTGATAAGAATTGATGTCACCACTTTGGGTTACAGCAAGAGATAATCCGGTTTCTGGATCAACTGCTACTGAAACATAGGGAACTTGTAACTTATAAAGAGGAGGACAAACAATATCTAAACCACGTGATGGATAAGCTACGTTAACGTTATAGCTTGGAACTACCGTAACTACTGCACCATTAGGAATAGGATTCGTCACATTTTGTAAAGGGGAAGAAGTAGAGCTAATGATCTCAGGAGATACTTGGATCGTTACTGCACCACCACCGCTTGAATTAGCAGGTGAAGTTACGACAAATTGCATATCTTGACCTGTACCAGCACGACTTAATGGATTTGTGCTTTGAACACCAGCGATAGAAATCAAGTCACCTGGTAAGAAATAATTGGTAACAGAAGCAGTAGCACCAGCTAATACGATTGTATTACCACTAGAAACTGCACC